AAGAACAATTTAATAAAATTATAACAGGAGAATAATCATGGTAGAACAAAACTATTCTGATCCAGAGAGCAAGGTTACCGCTCGTGTAGATCGAGAACTTTACGATTATGTGAAGGAGCACTTCCATCAGGGGCAGCAAACAAATTTGTTTCGTAGCATCTTTACATCGCTTAAAATGATGATTGATGCTGGAAAGTTTGGTGAAGTAATGGATTATATGTATGGAGAAGAGCCGCTGGTACTTCCGAATCCAAAGAAACAATCAGCTTTGGAGGAAGTCTAAATGGATATGCAAGAAATCTCTTTATCTGCTCGTGATTGTCATAACTGTTCCAGGACTATAGCTGATACTAGTGTTTGTTCTATGTCATCTACGGATATCCATATCTGTTTAACTAATCCATCCAGGCCATTTCATCACTATTGTACAGAGGTTGAAACTGCGGCGAAGATCATAGCTCGGGAAGACGATGATGCTTTGCTTGATGCCTATTTATATAAAGAAGCTGATCCTGTTGAAACTGATCCTGTTGAAGCTGATTCTTATGCTTCATTAAGCAGAGTTTTAACAGCCGCCAAGGAGCAGGCCAGCACAGGCAAAGGCAAAGAACGTCATGCAAATGATAACAATTATGAAGACCAATCCCAACCGTAGTCTTCTTTATGGATTCCAACGTCTAATGAAAAAAACGACACTTCAATATTTGAGGGAATTTGTTTTCCAAATTCGCTAAAACAAAATTGTTCATCGTTTACAATCCAAATATCTTCAACCAACATTACATACAATGTGTCAGCAATATTTTTACATGCTTTATGATTTAACTGCGGTTTCATTTCACCGCCTTTATCGTATTCAAGCATCATTTCATAATGTTTATTGTCGACTGCAGCTATAACACGCATATTGTCATTATAATAAATTCTAACCAGCGGACCAGTTATAACATCACAACCAGATGTCATGTGATCCCAAGGTCTAGAAATTTGTTCAATGTGCGGGTGATACCAATTTCCCCAAGGGGCTTGAATAATTAATGGTGTTACATCTGGAAAATCAAAATTATATTTCATAAATATTCCTTTACAAGTTTTGCAGGTTTTCACGTCGTTTTATTTCAGCTTCAATATTTTCTAACTCTTGCTTTGCTTCAAGCATTTTCCGTTTCATCAACTTACGTTCATCATAGTACTTAACAATGATATTTGGAATAATTCCCTGATTGTCTTTACTGTACATTGAACCATTTGCAGCAACGGTATCCTTATTGCCTCGTGCACTAGCCCTGCCATCCAAGCAATTGTCAACATCAAAACCTGAAGCAAATCCATCCACAATTGTTTCAGGACTCATATTCCACTGAATAATAATATTAGGATACAGTGAGTTTAAATCAAATGAGCAAACCCATTCGTGTATGCCTATTTGCGGATCCTTGACATATCCGCCTGGATATGTTGACTTGCGTTTTTCTTCATTAGGTGGAATAATAACATTACGATTCATCAAATCGCGATAGATAATCGTATCCCAAATCATTGTGGTACCAAAAGTATCTGAATAGTTTACTCCACCTCGATAAGCCATTGTCATTGCAAGAGTAATGAGTCCTAACTTGTCCTCGAGCCTATCAACAAGTTCAACGTCTTTTATATTGTAATCAATGAACTTTTGAGGATTAGTTTCATATAGCGCATGCAGGGAAGTAACCTCGTCATATGACAGCTTCTTTTCACCAAGGACCACATATGCAATATGATCGAGCTTATACGATTCTTGAGCACCATATGAATAGCCAAACTTTTGAAATAGGTCAAGATAATCGAGTTGCTGAATACCATACAGCTCATACGTATCGAGTTGTTTACCCTTGATAGCAACTTGACGATAGTTAACAATACCCCAAGGAGATAGCTTTTTGACCATGTCCTCGCCTAGAACTTTATGGATTCTATTAGCAAGATACGGAATATCAAACAAACGAGTATTCCAACCAGTAACAACATCAGGAGTATGATGAACATCAGACCAGTGATCAAGAAAGTTTAGGAGCAGCTTTACTTCATCATCACATTTTTTGTATACGACACGATGATCTTTTACAATTGATTTGCTCGTATCGTAATCTTTTAAACCCCAGACATAATACGTATCATCTGAATTGTTTTTTAAGGCAATAGAAATTACTTCGTGTTTCGCATCTTCTGGGAAAGGAAATCCATCGTTTGAAGCCACTTCAATATCAATAGATGCCACACATATCGAATCGCGGTCAAAGTTAATGTCAGTAGGGAATTTTTCATAAATGAATTGTGCTATGTAGTTAGTGTTGCCATATACTTTAAAGTTTTCAACATCCTTATATGTTGCAATAAAGTCCTTTGCTTCTCGCATCGTATCAAACTCACGAGGAGAAACATGAGTACCATCAATTGACTGATACCCAGTTTCTTTGTTCGAAGGAAGATACAGTGTTGGAGAAAACTTTACCTTACGAAGTACGGTTTCACCTAGTTCGTCATAACCTCGGTAAAGTATGCTGTTGCCAATGCGATTTATGCACGTATAGAATTCTTTGCTCATTAAAGTCACAACCTCCCATGATATAATATATTATAACACAGTTTACAGATTTTGTAAATCAAATAATGATTTTCTTTTCTGGTGGTGTCATAACCTGGCCGTGCATGTTTTTGTACTGCGCTTCAAGCTCTGCTACAGGCTCTGTAATAAACATGATGTCTGTTGCCTTAAAGCCAATGCCAGTTTCGCCAATTTTTGAGTAAGGCATAAAGGGGGCGAGACCAAGTGAGTTTGCTTGTGTAGGAATAAGTACGGTAATATCTTCTGCAAAATATAAACCATCTTCAGTTGTTGTCAAGCGAGCAATAAGCTCTTCACCACTATTAAGTCTAAATAATTTAATTTCGTTTTCCATAATATATCCTTATGATAAAGTGTAATGGACCCGCACAGTTCGCACGGGTCCTTGTTTAATTATTCAGAATCAGGACCAAAAATTTGTTCACCTGACTTGAATGTATTGCCACCTACATACTGCGAAATGGTTTCAGGTTCTTCTGAAATTTCAATACGCTTTGGTTTGTTTTGCTCTGGTGTAATGTGCTCAAGAAATACCTTAAGCATGCCATTTACAAAAGCAGCATTTTTTACCTCAACATTATCGTTGAGCATGAATGTACGAGTAAATGGACGAGCCGCCAAACCGCGATAGAGATAATGATCCTCACCTTCGGCCTCATCTGTATTACCACGAATGTTTAGCTTATCGCCATCAATTTCAATTTCAAGCTGAGACGTCGCAAAACCAGCAACAGCCATTTCAATGACGTAAACGTTTTCACCTGTCTTTTTGATATTGTATGGTGGATAGTTTGGAATGTTTTTGGCTAGAGTATCGTGAGCATGTTGAAATCGCTTCATTTGCTCGTCAAATCCAACAAAGAATTTATCAAACAATTGAAGATCACGGCCAAATGTATCAGTGACGTATGTCATAGTAGTTCTCCTATTAAGCAAGAGTTAAAGTTGTGGTATCCATTAGGCATACCATTTTGTCCTGCGTACCGAATACAGGGACACCATATCGTTGTGCCGGCAAACGTTTCCTAAGGTAGTGGAAATCTTATATTAAACGTATTTATACTTACATACGATATTATTTTGCTCAAGTCTTTTTGCAAACTGAAAATTTAACTTTCTAAACTTTTCAGTCCATTTATCGTAATCTTTTAACCGAATTGTTGTGTTACACGAGGTGATTAGTTTTGGTAATTCAAATTTTTTAGATATGCTGTATAATTGATGCTTAGGAAACTCTATACCAAACATATCAAGTACATTTGTAAATTTACTAGAATATCCAAACGGAGTTACCTGTCTTCCAGACAGTAAGCCCCAATATATTCCATGGTACGAATTTGTAATGACTTTATTGCACTGCGCCCAAGCAAATAAAAAATCCTTTTTTGTACAATCATTAGTAAGGTATATTTTTTCTTTATCTGTTTTTGGAATACTTGAGCTGACTGCAAGATTTGCATTTGTAAACACGAGCGTTTTATCGCCTATGGGGTTTGATATAATTTCATGATTTAAACAGCTGACGCATGGAAGAAACCTTGAACTATCTTTAAGATCTTTTTTATCTCGAATGCCCCAATCTAAAAAGTTTAAAGTTTCTATTGCTGAAGTTTTATTTGGATATTTTATAGACTTTCCAGCTGCCCAGAGAATTGTATTTTGAGCAGCTGGCTCTGACGATAGTTTTTCTATATCCCAAACTCCGCCGCCAACGATAATAGCGTGCTTTTCTGAGGATATGTAAAAATAGTTATCAGGAGTGCAAAGCAGGTCACCGATGTTATTAAGTCTAGATAAATCTTTCTTCTTATATGTAATCATAAGATGACTGCTTATCTTAAATCTTTATCGTGTCGAGTTTCCGATATTATACTTTGGACAAAGTTCCCAGTCGTCTTTTTCTTTAAAGGAAATGACTTTAATTTGACGGAGAGGAGCTTTGTTTTCTAGTTGATCTGAATTAACTGCGCTAACCAGACCCCAGTCCGATAATAGTGTAACAATCGTATTACGGCGCTGAATATCGTTTTCTAGTAAGTTGGACGGTTTACCATCAAGAAGAAACAATTCCTTGAAGTGTACAATAAAGTATCGTCCTTGCTTATGAAGTATATGACACGATTGATATAGTTTATTATCTCTGCGTGAGGCAACACCAATTCTAGTGAGCGTTTCTTTTACCTTAAGAAAGTCATCGGGCTCGTTAAGAATCACTTCTAGCATTATAGCCGGAGACCAATCAATGGTTACTGTATTATTTAGATTTTCCACCTTTGTACATCCTTTTTTTCAATTCAGTTAGTTGAGTATTATCTAGAAGTGTCAGAGCTTGGCGGGCTTTTTCGTTACTATAGCCATAGTATGCCTTTACTGCTTCAAGATCATCGCTTTTCACGGGCTTCAACCATTTTGAAAACCGTTTACGCTTTCTAACCATATTTATTAAAAATGAATATTTAAGTTTGTCATCAAGGTGGTGATACCTATTCATTTCATTTGCTAAAAGAATGGTATCTTGAAAGTAGGACAGGCTATGATTGATGATATATGAGTTGTATTGCTTTTCAGACTCTTCATCAATCATAATGTCTTTCTTTGTATAGTTGATTGAGTTTACATAATCAAAGGGATTCATAGCTCCACCAACATTCTAACCAAACCAACAGAATCAATTGTTACTAACAGGATGTAGTTAACCAGCATGCCAAATGATTGGCGAGACCAAGCAGCCCAAGCGTACATAGCGCAACCAAACATCCAAATAGGATATAGTATAAGTAAGGGAGGTGTGGGTACCGTAAAAGCCATGACGATGCTACAGCCAATAGAAATAGCCCAAGCAAGAAGCTCAACAGAAAAACGAAAAGGATATGAATTGTAATCATTACGAATCCATTTAAAAATGTTATTTACTACGTTAGGTTCAATCATCATAATATTTAAGCTCAATTCAATTTAATATTATATCACAATATGAGAATTCTTGCAAGGAACTGTAGCCGCATTACATCCATAGAAACATCATGAATCGGATTGTGAGAAACAAAGGCGGCTTTTAAATCATCTGGAATAAAATCGTTTCTGATATTTACACCATATGACATTCCTTCAATCATCGATCGTGTGTCACGGGTATTCCACCAAGGAAAGGGATCCTTTTTACTAATGTTTTCTAGTAGTGACTCTAGGAACAGGGGATCAAAGGTATTTCCTCGAGTGTATACCTTTTTTGCATTGCTAGGATTATCAATCAAATCCATAATGAAAGGATACAACTCAACCAAAGGGACATCGCTAGCAGACGGAGCGAGTGACCTTCGAGCTTTTAATGATTGCTTACCCCACCATTCTAAGGTTTCATTGTCGATCTTTCTGTTATAAACCGACACTTGCTCCTGAGCATTAAACTTCATGAACTTAGTCGAACTCAACAATTCCTGATAGGTATATGGATTGTCTGATACAAACCGTTCCTCAGTAAAAGGAAGAGCAGCCATCGAAAGAACAACTGACTCGCGTGGATTTTTACCCAGCGTTTCAAAATCGTAAATTATGCAATTATTTTTCATTATGACCAAGTCCTATGTTTTTCTGCCACCCATTCGCGACCATCGTATTCATTGATTTCCCATTCAACATCATCAGGAATTTCAACAGCTTTTAATTCTGCATATGACCCCCATGATTCTTCGCCAAGTTCTTCAACAACTTGAACTAATGCAGGATCATCACGATTTTCTATTTTCCAGTCATAGAAAACTTGATCCATTGCATATTGCATTGATGTCCCAACATCACTACCCTCTGGAATTACATTACGTTCCTCTGGTGGTGTAAGATAATAAGTCCAAATATTGTAACACGTATTGAATACTTCAGGATAAACTTCCATACCCTTAAGTTCAAAATACCTCATCATTGCTTCATGCGACAAACCAAATCCACCGTGGCACGCGTTAATTATAACCTTTTTCATTTCCATTCGACTCCTGCCATAAGTTCTGTCATACAAGCAACCACGTTAATTTCGTGGTCAGCTACAAATGAATCTTTATATTGATAGTCTGCCAAAATCAATACAACTTGTGGAACAGATTGTGGCTGAATATACTCAAGCATTGCATCATAAATCTTTCGAAAGATTGCTTGTGGTTCAGTGTCAATATTATCAACAACCCACTTACGCATTGTCTTGAAATCTTTATCCTTAAGGCATTTCATCAAACCTTTGATATTTTCATCATTAAGATTAACAAGCACACCAGCGTCAATTTTACCAGATACCGAATAGCGTTGACACTCGTTAATTACACGACGCCAGTCGGGAAAGTGTTTCTCAACAAGAGTTGCAAGCACCTTAGGTTCTGCATCTATTTGTTCAGTATTTAAAATATCCTGAAGACGTTTAAAAAACTGAGCCGCAACCTTTGGTTTTTCTGCATTAGGAATGCTGAAGTCGTATACGGAACACCTCGAGTGAAGTGGTTCAATAATACGATTCTTAAAGTTGCAGGTAAGGATAAACCTACAGTTTTTAGAAAACTCTTCAATAAAACCACGCAATGCAGGTTGTGTTGATTGAGGGTTAAGATAGTCAGCCTCATCAAGAATGACTACCTTGTACCCGCCCTGCAAAGATACCGTTGAAGCAAACTGTTTAATTTTGCCTCGCAAGGTATCAATGTTTCCTTCCTCCGAACCATTAATTACAATATAATCGAGGTCAAGTTGATTACACAACGCGCGGGCGACGGTAGTCTTGCCAACGCCTGGTGTACCAGAAAACATCATGTTTGGAAGTTCTCCGGTCTCAATCATTTGATTAAAAGTATTCAAAATATTCGAAGGAAGAATACACTCAGAAATAACTTTAGGTCTATAGCGCTCAACCCATAAAAATTCATTATTCATATTCAAACACACCATTATATAAAATTATATTATAACACAAAACCGATTGTAAGTCAATCAACGTTTATTCAAAGTTGCTGCAGCACCCCCAACAATTCCTTGTAGCCACAAGGTGCCTAACCAAGTCCAAAAGGTATAAGCAATACCTACACCAAAAACAGTATTAAGAGCCCAGATAGTTACAAGGGGTGCAAATACAATAATTGCAATTAAAAATAAAATCAATGCGCCTTGTTTCATAATTTCATTTCCTTAAGACGTTACCGCAGTGTAAATGTCCTCAATGTCAGAGAACTCATTTTTCATTTCGTTGATGTTTTGCTTATGGTATACGCGAGCAACTTTACGCATATACTTTTTAGGTAGCTCGAAATTTTCCTCTAACATTTTGAGAGACTCATTAATATAATCTCGCTCTGCTTCAGCTCGAGTCATGGCTGCAGAAATTTCTTTCAGTGCAGCCTGTACTTTTGCACGATCCTCAGGCGATGATGGAATGATTACACTAGCTGTCATTATATAGTTTCTCCGTTTAATTATTCGACAGGTTCAGCTTCAGCTTTTTCTACGCCTTTGCCCTCTTGAGGTGGCTGTTTTGATTCAACAAATTTAGCAAAGCGATTGCGGAGTACACCAACGGCTTCAAGTTCAGTACCTTCAAATGCACCGCGCTTTGTCACTACATCAATAATTTGCACTACAGCAGCAATGTCATTAAGGCTTAGTTGTACTTCTTGTTCTTGTGTTTGTTCAGTCATGTTAGACTCCTATTTTAATTATCAAAAGTTGAAGATTTTTCCAGGGCAATGTAATACTCGACTTCAACACCCTGGTTCTTGAAGTGAGAAATTAGTTTTGATGAAACCGCAACTTCATAGTCACCAGTAAGCAATTTAAAATTATTGATATTGAAAACAAAGCTATATGAATCAGATGGGTTTTCAGTAACATCAAGATCAATACTAAATGAGTTTGACGTGTTATCCTTGACATCAGTTACAGTTGCTTTACGTTCAGAAACTACAACATCAGATACTCCAAGTGCAGATGCAGCTTTACGTAGAGCGCTCAAATCATCTGCACTAAGATTGAACTTCAACTCACACGGTGGCATTGTGATATCTTTAGTTGGAGTAGTAAGAATACTTGTATCAGAAAAGAAATACTTAACTGAACGTTTGCCGTCCACGATTGAAACAAACTTCATGTTTGAGTCAAAATCTAGAGTAGGATTGTCAAACATACTAACAACAGATAGAAATTCATTCAAATCGTAAATGCCAAACTCATCTGGAAATGATTCTGCTACGGTTGCAGATGCCATGATGTTTTTTGCCTCAGACATTGTCTTAAGAGTTTGTCCAGGACGGATCACAACGTTTGAATTAATTGCACTGAAGTTTTTTAGTACTGATAAAGTTTCTGACGAAAGATTCATAATTTAATCCTTATAGGAAATCGTAGTTGTTTGATTATTATAACACATATCATTGGGATTGTAAACAGGTTTTTTGACATCGAGCTCTTTTTGCAAAAGAAATAATACTGAGCATGCCATGTGAGCAAGATGATGTATATTACTTTCAGGATCTATAGACTCACCTTGCATATAGGCAGAGAAGTGTCTCATTGCAGCAGCTTGATAACGTTCCTTATCGACATATTGCCAATTATGACGGGAATATTTTTTTGCTCCATAAGTCAACACCTTTACGACTTCATCAACTGCCCCGAAAGGCAGGAGTGAATAATCAGGTTTTTCTTGATCGTATTTAACACCTATTGTCATTCTTTATTTTCCTCAAGTGTTTTTTGCTTCTTCAAGAATGGCATCAAGCTCTGCATCAACCAAAGCCTTATTTGCTTCTTCAGTATTTTCACCAGAATCAGTTGCACCAATTGATGCATCAACCTTTGTATAGAGATCAATAAATGCTTCTTTAGTATCCTCATCAAAACGATTAACGCAAAGCTCCACAGCCTTTTTACGATCCTTAAAGATACCAAAGGTTTGTACAATATGGCAAAGACGTCGAGTCGAGACAAGCTCATCAAGGCCACCGTCCTCAAAGGTTTTACGAATTGTATCGGACCATTGGGTCAGGAGTTCTGAAAACTCTGCATCCTCGCATTTGAACTTTTCCATGTGCTTATTGATAATACGCTTTTCAACTGCAGGAGTGGGATATGGCTGTTCGATAGTTACATTGAAGCGCTCGAGGAATGCCTCATCGATAATAGATGCAGCAACAAACCGACCGTCATCAGAGCCTTTACCCTTTGTGTTAGCCGTAGCAACAATGGTAAATCCTTCGGCTGGAGTCACAATCTCTCCAGTCTTTTTGATCATAATAGGTTTACCTTCAAGCACACCTTGTAGGCACATAATCTTGTTTGAGCCACGGTCAATTTCATCAACCAATAGTACTGCACCAGATTCCATTGCCTTTACTACAGGACCTTTAGAGAATACGGTTTCTCCGTTGACAAGACGGAAGCCGCCTAGTAGATCGTCTTCATCGGTTTCAGGTGTAATTTGTACACGAACATACTGACGATTAAGTTTAGCACATGCTTGCTCAACCATCGTAGTTTTACCGTTACCTGAAAGGCCAGTGATATAGACTGGGTAAAACATTCGAGAATCAAGAATCGTGGTAACGTCTTTAAAGTTACCCCATGATACAAAGTACTCGTCTTTTGCAGGAACAAATACTTCTTCGTTTGATACAGACTGCACTGACGGTTTCATTTCTTTGATGCTCTCTGATTGATTACTAGATTCATTGCGAAAAGGGATCACTGCAGCTTCTAGGTTGCAAACTCCACGCTTAACTTTTGGAAAGGTACTTGTAATTTTATATGCTTCAGCTGGACGCACACCTATGGTTTTTGCAGCATCAACAACTTCAGCCGTACGAAAGTTAACACGATCAGGAAAGGTTACTGCCAGATGTTTAGCAATACGTTTTTGACCGATGGATAGCGAGTTTATTGTCATCATAATATAATCCTTTTTACTATTGAAATACTATTATAAACTGAATTTCAGAATAATGCAACAATTATTTTACTAACTGTTGCATTTTTACAACTACGAAATAATTTCAGCAAATTGAGCAGCAAATATACGGTTTGTCTTTTTTGCACTGGCATACTTCTTGAAAGCTCGGGTAATTTCCCCTGCTCGTGCACCTTCCTTAACTTCAAAGTCATCAATGTCAGTTGATAACATTTTCCGTTCTGTCTTTAAGATAAAGAATCGGCTGTACCCCAACGTGTCGTCATACGATACGAAGTTTTGAGCTCGAACTTTTTTCGATGCTTCTCTGAACATTTCCTTGCTCCAAGTACCAGATGCACTTGCAACCATACTATTAAAATCGCGGTGTGACTGAGCAAGAAAGTAACCGACCGTAGTTACACCCAAACCGCGAACATAATCAAGCAAATACTTAGTTGCATAATTACCTTTAGTGCGAATGTATTTATTGCCACCCGTATTAAAAATAACACGATCATAATAGTTATGTACAACTAAAGGATATAATTTACCATTTTCGACAAATGTGCCAGAAACATAACCAAACGGTGAAGGCGCACCGTCAGTCAGCAAAGGCATAATAATTTTTTGTACTCCGTGCTTATTTTTAAATCGTGCAGTCAATTCAGGTAAAGCAGTCAATACTTCAGTCAGAGGGGTTGATCCCATTGACTCCACATCCGAATACATCATAGATTGATTCATTTCACTACCAACCGTTTGATAAAACAGATTATTAAAAGCTTCAGTATACGTTGCCTTTTTAAAGGTAGAACTCAAAATATGACACATGCTAATGTTTTTGTGATCAATATCGCCAACTTTTAAAGTAATAGTCGAGTTTTTTGATCGATACTTATGAGCAGTAAATGTATATACGTCAAAGGGTATACCAACCTTTTTACAAAACATTGCAAGCGTAAGAGTTTGACGGAGTACGCTTCCTAAAATGTTACGCATTGAACCCGAACGATCAATTAACATAATCATACCGTGGCTTTTTGCATCGGCAAGCTTTGTTACCTTGTTGAAAATGTCGTCATTAAATTTGTACTCGTGCAACTTATTGACGTCTAAAGAACCCGTACGTGACGTTTTAGATCTTGAGTACTGAAAGGCTGCTTTGCGCATTTCAAACTCTTTAACCATAACATTGACAATCTTAGTGGTTTCATCAACAAAGGATTTGAGTTCCTTTTTATATTTTCTGTTATACGCTGAGTCTGGAACTGTTTCTTGCGAAAAGTTTAATTTATTATTGCGAATACGTGAATCTGCAACTTCCTCGTACGCCACAATCATTTCATCAATTTGCTTAGAGTTGCAGAGATTGATTACGGTTGGGATGTTACCAGACTTATCACGCTCAATCAGTTTATCTTCATTGGCACGAAAGTTATCATCGGTAGAAGTATCCATAATATCTTCGCTCAGATCTGCTCCACCAGACCCTAAGGTTTCTGGTACTTCTTCAGTTTCTTCATCATCCTGGCTATCTTCAAGGTCATCAACTTCATTCTGACTTGCGTTACCTTGCAAGCTATCCAATGACTCATCCATGTCGGAGTCATCAATATCATTTTGTTCAGAATCTTCTCCCACGGGCTGTTGCTCTTCAATTGACTCTGACTCGTTTTCATCAAAGTCATCTTCATTATCCGGTTTTTCAGACTCAGACTTTTGTTGTTGCTGTTGCTCTTTTTGTTCATCTTTTTGTTTTTCCTTTAGGTATTCATAGATTGAGCGACAAGCAACAATCACGTCATCCCAGGTTTCCACAGCCATGGCCATATCAACATATGGCTGCTCTTCCTCAGTAAAATCAACACTAATCGAATCACGCAGCTTTGACTTAAGGTTAAGCCTGTTCATAAAGCTCATTGTATTAATATTTTTATTGTCAATACCAAAAAAATCTTGAGCCATTAGGTTTGTGTAACCTCTTTTAAAGGAGTTTACTAACCCAGGATACCGTCTTTGAATTAATTTCTCAATACGAATATCCTCAACCACGTTCACGAATGAGCGTGGACAACCAGGAATGTCAAAGGTTGAGTTATGCCAACCGGCACAAGGAGTTTCAAGTGCATGACCTACCTCATGACCAATAAACAAATCGTAGACATTCTTGTCCATTTCCTTAAGCATAGGTAAACCCAGCACACGATTTTCAACATCAAAGTGAGCGGTTTCAAAGTTGCCGTGTTGTATTGTAATGTTTTCACGTGCCAGCAACTTAGCTAGGATTGATTTTGAATTGGATTCCATAGGTATTCCTCCAGGTTATATAGCCATTATAAACTGGATTTTCAGACTTGTAAAGGATTTTTTTCGTATTTGTTGTAAATTTGCAACAATTATATTTATCTGTTGCAGATTTACAACACTTAACTTGGTGTCGTAACCATCTTAGAAAAGTTACGATCTTTGACAAATTCAATCTTTGATCTAAATTTTCCGTCAAGAATGTCGCCCTTGTGGCTGATTACAAATACGTTCGCATCATCGCGAAGTGCATGTAAAATCTTCATAAGATTGTCAACGCCGTCTTGATCGAGTGAACTGTCAAATGTTTCATCAAGAATGAGCAAGTTTGTTGATGCAGAATTTTTCATACGAGCAATTTGTCGCCATGCAAAAAGAAGAGCCAAATCAACCCTCGATTTTTCACCTTCCGAAAATGATGTGTAATTAAAATCGTCGCGGTGGCGAGACTTAATTGTTTCATTAAAGTTTTCATCAAGATGAAATGATACAAAAAAATCAAGAATGTTGAGATACTTATTAATCAGCGTATTCATAACTGGCAAATATTCTTTAATAATTTTTGTCTTGATACCAGTATCTTTGAGCATTTCGTATGCTGCCTCAGAATATGTACGATCCTCAAGCAACTTCAACTTGCGCTCATTCAAACTATTGCGCTCATCAATCAAATTTCGATGTTCTTCGTTTGCCTTTGACAAATCACCTGTCTTGCCAGATAGGTTTGCAATTTCACTTTCGATTTGTACAATTTGATCTTGCAAACGAGCAATTGCTTTATTGTTTGCATAGATCTCGTTATTCCATCCCTGGACCTTTTCGTTTGTATCATTAAGGAGTTTAAGTTGACTGTCAAGAGTACTTGATTTATCTGCAGCTAACTCCATTCCCTTTTGCAGTTCGCGAGCCTTATCCTGAGCTTCCTCAAGTTTTGCTTTTCTAATCGCATCAGAAATGACTTGAGTACAAGTCGGACAATTCTGATGTTCTTCATAAAACTTTGCATCTTTTACTACACTCGTTATTTGATGTTTGAACTGCGCTTCATATTTGAGTACTGACTGATGTTCTTTACGAGTTTTGTCAATGCTTTCTTGAAGATCCTTTTGGTTACTATCAATTGATGCAGTAAGATCCGAATTGCTTTTTTGAATTGATGTAATCTCATCTTGTATTTCAGCAATCTTGTCTTTCTTGTCACGAAGTTGCGCATCATTTATTTCTGTTATATCTTTAATGTACTTGACTTGCATAGTAATCTTTTCTTTTACAAGCTCAATGGCATGTGTTGCAAAAGTAATTTCTTCCTTGAGCTTTGACATCTTTTCTTTAATAATGGTATTCATTTTACTAAAAATTTGAATATCCAAAAGATCCTCAATCACTGCCCTTCTAGCATGAGCTGGTAATTGCATGAACGGAATAAAAGAAGACGAACCGAGGACCACAATTTGATGAAAGGACTTATGATTGAGCTTCAGTACGTTTTGTTCAAGAAACTTTTGATAGTCCTTTGCAGCCGCAGCTTGATTGATCATATTACCATTTTGATATATTTCAAACTTTGTTGGTTTGATACCGCGCACAATTTTAAAGTCATGCGCTCCTGCCTTAAACTCAACCTCAACAATCGTGCCCTTTCCATTAATTGAATTAACCAATTGCATTTTGTTTATGTCACGGTGAGCTTTGCCAAACAAACCAAATGACAGTGCATCAAGCAGTGTCGATTTTCCTGCACCGTTCGAACCAACAATCAATGTAGTCGGAGAGCGGTCTAGCAATACCTCAGTAAATTCATTTCCAGTCGATAAAAAATTGCGCCATCTAACAGACTTAAAGCGGAGCATTATACGATTTCCTCATTACAAGCTTCAACATATATCGAGCGCATAAACCCTTTCATGCGCTCCTTATCAAGTTCAGTATACGAGTCAAGAAGTTGAGATGTATCTTCAACAGAGATATTTTCGTCATCAATATTTTCACCCATGAACTCGTTAAACGTTTCAGCAATCTTGAGTTCATGTACTTCCATATTCTGAATCTTGTCTACAAATGAGTCAAAAAGATAAGGATTTGACTTGTTAACAACAACCAACTTAACAAATTTGTCTTTGAGCTTTGACACATCGTACTTATTATTATAATCCATTTTTGTGTCGTCGTAAAGGATTTTTTCAAATAATGTAAGAGGGTTTGCCACAGCAGTCAATTCACGAGTTTTTGTATCAATAATATGGAAATGCTTTGTGTCATGAGCATCAGCCCATGTAAACTCCATTTGTGATCCTAGGTAATGTACATTGCCCTTTGTTGATTTAGTATGAAAGTGTCCTGTAAGAACTGTTTCAAACCTGCTGAATACATCTGCTTCCATACCGCCAGTTGAAAGAATACCCTTCATATGTTCAAAGCCATTGAGTTCTAGGTGAGCGCCGACCCAATCGGCATCGCACTTAGAAATAAACTTCATCGTATCATGATAGTTTTCATTATTAATCCATGGAATCAATGCCATGCGAAGTCCGTCATAGTCCATCACTCGCGGCTTCATTACAATATTGACATTGTTGGTATAATAACCCATCAGTTCTTTAAGAGAACAAAGCTCATTAGTTGACTTGAAATATACGTCGTGATTGCCACATATAATATCCATGTGCATTCCTTCATCAACCAATCGGTTCAGGAATACTTTACGATTTGAGTTCAGTGCCTTGAAGTTGATATACTTACGATGATCATAATAATCACCCAAGTGAAGTATTGTCTTGATATTGTTTTCTAACAAATATGGAAAAAATACTTCATTATAAAATCGTTCTTGATATTCAATAAAAATATCCGATGAATTGCGCACTCCACAATGAGTATCAGAGATTACAGCAATTTTCATATTAATCAATACCCATAAAAAATTCAATACCCTTTTTCTTTTCTTCCTTTGCAAACTCTTTAATCCGAGAGTCGGTTGCTTTAACCTTATCAATCCTATCACGGAGTTGATCTACAAATGGCTGAGCAATATTTTGATTAAAGTCGTCTAATCCATCAAACTGAATAAAGTTTTCAATAGATGCAGTTTCTATAAATTTGAATTTTATATCTTGTTGCTTTTTTTCTTTTGCAAGACGGCGCAAGAATGCAAAGTAGCAAATTTGAGTAAAGTATGAAAAGGCATTGGGATTGCCGGTTCTGGTGGCGGCATCAATATTGTAGTTCATGATAGCTTTAAGACAGTTTTCTACTCCGTCCATAACCATTTCTTCGCGATAGGTATATCGTATAAAGTTTGATTTGTGGGATAGGCCTTCTGCAATTTTCAAAAAACATTGAGCAACATAGTCAGGTACAATGGGAATGGGCTCACCATTTTCTTTTGCTTCATTTACTTTTTTGACGTATTCGACAACTGCAAGTGAAAACTGTTTGTTGTTGACATAATGGGGTTTCTTTTTTGTATCAATCATTTTAACACCTCATGAATAATATAACCATTATAAACTAAAATGGGATAAATGTAAATAGAAAAAAAAGTTGTTGACAGTTTGTGATTTTTAGTATATAATAACTATATGGTGCCGGCGGGGGAATATACTAGTCTAATGTATTGTTGGGTTGCCATCGTCGGCAAATTGGTCAGAAAGATATTCGTCTAGTTCAAGATCTAATTCGTCAATATCAGTATCAAGAAACGTACCCATATCAGTAGAGCTGTCTTCTAGACACATACGTACGTATTTTTCCTTTACATTGTTATTACATTCAACAAAAGATATAATATGTAGTTTTGATATTGCACAACCATTGACCTTTGCTAAAGGTTGCCAGTCAGTAAAGTAGTATGCCTGAGTATTATTATTTACAACAGAATGTACCTGCATTGGTTGAGAAATGATCACCACATCCTCCTGCTCACCTATAACCATTGATATTACATCGTCTCCGGATGATAGTTTGAAGTGCCTTATGTCAACATCAGATAATTCTTTCATAGTGGTACCTCAAAGATTTTATACTCAAACTTTTCTCGAGTATAAATTTTTATACGCTCAGCAGAGTGTTGTAGAGTGTAATTCTTATGGGTTTTGTAATGAAGATCGTCGGCTAGGTCATATAGAGTAGTATCACGCCCATCATCCGATTTTCTCAATCCTCTACCAATTGATTGCAACACTCTTATTTGAGATTTTGATGGAGATGCAAAAATAATATTATGTATGTTCCTAATATTTATGCCAGTCGAAAACGTACCTAGAGATGCAACAATAATCGCATTCTTTTCTGTTTCAACAATTGCACGAATCCTTTCACGATCGTCAACGTCAGTAGCACCAGAAACAAAAAATACTTTACGCCTTTCGTGTGCACCTTTTTTTATAAGATCGTGGAGTACCTTGCCATGCTTTTCAACAAATTGAAATAAAACGAGTGCGTTACCATCTTGATCTAATGCAAGATTCCGTATAAAATTGTTCCTAGGTTCATGCCTTACAATAAAGTCAACCTCGTCCTGATACTTTGCCTTTTTAACTTGCTGACAAATTTCTTCAGAATACTTAAGGAGAAGTATATTGATTTTCAATTGCGCAAGAGCACCTGACTCCATTAAATCCTTTGTGGTTGTCACGTAATAACAAGGGCCGAACAATCCTTCAAGAACTAACTTGTGCGTTTGCGTGCCATCCAAGGTACCAGTTGTTCCAAATCGATATTCGGCATCACGAAGTTTTGTAAGTATTGCAGTAAGAGATTTTGCTTTAAAGTTATGTGCCTCATCTCCAAACACTGCTCCAAATTGTTCAAACCATGAAGCTGGCATTTTGTATATTGATTGCCACGTCGATATAATAACTTTCTTTTTAATGTCGATTTTTTCTTTACCAGCATAAATCATATGGCAAACCATATCCACATTGAATGAGTCATCAAATTCAGAATAATCTTTAAAATCTGTGTACATTTGTTGCACCAATGATGTTGTTGGCACAATAATCAATGCTTTTTTGTTATTATTTGCTAAAAAATACCTAAGTAATAGGTATATAATCATTGACTTACCGGAGGCAGTCGGTGATATTAACATAGCCTGACGCTTAGTCAATGCATGCTCTACGGCTTCAAGCTGATAATCCCTCGGTTCAATCGGTTTACCCTTTGAAGTAAGAACCGTATCATTAATGAATCCTAAATCGGGGTTATGATTCATTGATGGGACACCATAAAAATTATCAAACTCAAGTTCTATTTTATAGTCACGGCCTTCTGCTGCAGCAAATTCTTCAAGGTATTTGTACAGCCCAGTATAGAGTTCACGAGTACGGGAATCGTATAATCTGATTTTTCCATCCCAATGCTTGTTGCGAAATGCAGGTGTGAACTTGTAATTCGGAACGTAAAATGAGAAAAAATCAACAAGTTCATTCATCACTGAAGGCGATGATTCTACTGTCAAATAAACTTGATTCTTTTTACGTACCTTGATTATGTCCATTACATCCCACTTGTAAACTTACGCCATTCCAGAGCATTGCGTATGGTTTGATGGCGCCACTTGATATTTTCAAGTATTTCTGTTAGAGTATCTATAACGGTTTTTATGTATTCAATCTGACCTTGTGCATTTTGTATATCTTTATCAGAATCATAAAAGTGATCCATTTCACTTTTGAGTATTTTCAATCCATTGAGTGGATCGTAGCCCCAACCTAAATGTACCAAAGGTATTTGTTTTTAAGCAATACCTTAAAGTCCATTTCTTTCTTTTTGAGTTGAAGTTTAGTAACAGACAAAAGCTCTAAGTATTTTGAATGGAGTTTTGCAGAATTGATTGATGAAACATCAAGATTCATTTCATCGATAGGAGAGTCTTTTTTCCACATTTCAAGTATATCATCAAGCTTTAACATTTTATATCCTTTCACTTTACTAAATTATTTATTATAACACAAATCAGTCCCAAGGTAAAAGTATTTCTTTAAACTGACGATAGCACTCTTCCCATGTGTAGTGCTTACTTGCCTTGTATACCTGATCTCTATCTAATAACAAGCAATGTTCAACTGCAGTCTTTAAGTCGTCATTCATATATCCAGTTACTCCTTGTTGTATTACATCAATCGGTCCTGTAACAGGATATGCTGCCACTGGAGTACCGCAGGCCATTGATTCAATCATTACTACGCCAAATGTATCAGCCTTGCTAGGAAATACAAAACAATCTGCTTGACGATACCATTTTGCTAATGCTTCGCCTTTTAACATTCCAGGAAAATAAACGTGTGGGTATTTGCGTTCAAGTTCTTTACGATATGGGCCATCGCCTACAATAACTAATTTTGCATTAGGATAATCAATGTTACAAAAATCGTCTAATCCTTTTTCATGGCTGACACGGCTTACACAAACTAACAATGGATTTTTACAATCAAATGCTTCCCTACCTATTGGATTAAAAACAGAAGTATCAACACCTCGAGTCCATGATCTTATATCTTGCGTAAAACCCCATGACTTAAGCTCATTAACCATTGTATTAGTCGTTGTTAAAATATTTGTAGAATCGCGATATACATGACGCATCCAGCGCCAACCTAATTCAATTGGTACAAATGAACATCTTGAGTTAACAAACTCAGGAAACTTTGTATGACAACTAGTACTAAATGAAATGTTTAGCTTTCGACAAGTACGAGCAAAAGCAATTCCCAATGCGCCTTCAGGAGTTGCAATATGAATATGATCCCATTTTTGTTTTTTGAGTAACTTACGAACAACCCAAGGCATGACAATACCAATAGTTATTTCTGAATAACCAGGAAGAGGAAACCTTATTTTGCATCTTCCAGGATGAAAAACGTGTATCTTATCACCGTTGAGTTTAGCTTGTTGAACTAAGTTAGTGAGTGTAGTAACTACGCCGTTGGTTTGCGGTTTCCAGGCATCAGTTATCAGTAAAATTTTGCTCATTATCTTTTTTATTATATATTGGATACAATATTTCAAATCGGCCATCTTCATGTTCAACTAACGCTGAACCAGACTCCACCCAGTCTCCGTCATTCATATATTCAATACCATCAATTTCTTTTATTTCTGCAGTATGAATATGACCACAAATGATTCCATCATATCCTTTATTCTTACAATAATTTGCAACATGATGTTCGAACTTATGTATGAAATTAATAGCCTGTTTAGTATTATGCTTAAGCCATTTTGATAAGCTCCAATACTTCATACCGAAAAACATACGTACTGAATTAAAACGTGTATTAATCCATATCATTATATTGTATAGTGTATCACCGATATGCATAAGCCATTTTTTATCTAACATAATTTTGTCAAACATATCACCATGAACGACTAAGTATCTTTTACCGTTAACAGCAGTATAGTCATAACGATTCAACACCTTGATGCGACCAATATCAATGTCATATTGTAAAAATTTTCTTAATACTTCATCATGATTACCTAAAATGTAATATACATTTGTGCCACGCTTAGCTGCAGTAAGAATTCTTCTAATTACATTTGCGTGTGATTGTGGAAAATACCATTTTTTTTTCAATCTCCATCCATCTATAATATCACCAACTAAAAACAAATTTTCACATGTGTTGTTTTTTAAAAAGGCACAAAGAGCATCTGCCTGACAACCTTTAGTACCAAGATGAATATCTGATATGAATATACTTTTATAATGAGCCATTATTAAACAATCTTAAAATAGGAATAATGAAATACTGCAGAGGCAGTTAAATACTCAGCATCGGTTATAGTAGCATCAAAGGCAACTGATGACAAGTTGATAGGAAATGCATTGATGAATTTAAATTCGCGAATGACGTTGTTATGCGAACTTAGCACAAGAAGCGAAATGTCTTTATACTTGTCAATATCAGGCGCATCAGGTTGTGTAACTGCACCATATATCCAGTCATGAATTTCTGTATAATTTGTAAAGTCTTCATCCACCAAAAATGTAACACTAAGATCTGCATAATTCATTTTGTCTGCAGCAAATCCAATGTTACGTTGTGGCAAATTCATTGGCGTTGCTTCAGCCGTAATATCAGGTATTTCTACACGTTGAATAGAAAACATAGCATTCTTATACTTTTGCCCATCGATAGTTAATCTAAAACTATGAGGGAGAGCAAAAGAAGGATTTTGATTCAGCGTGCTAGTTACATCAAAGTTAACGGTCTTATCATATATCATATTTTCTTAACCTTTATTGTAAACATAAACTGCATTTCCACAATCCCATATTTTATGATAACCATTATTAATCATATTGTCATGCTCAGACAATGAAGGATCATATTTTTTTAAAATTGATTTCAGCTTATGTTTTTGATATTTAACTCTAGACTCAAGTATAAAGTCATTTGAATTAAAATAAAAATAATTTGGAGCAGTATCATCAATCCTACTCATACCACAGTATTTATATACATTGCCTTCTCCGAATCTAAGATCCGCATATGTAATACATGATTGTACATTACATGAATCAAAAAAATATTTAAATATTTTTGATGCACCGCCAACCACAGTATAATTTGAATGACTAGTCATCCTACCGCATTCATATTCATAGTGTTTATTATATCTCGATTTACTAAATGTTCCCACCATCACTAATTCGTTTTGATAGAACAAACCTATGTGTACTGTTCCACCGATTGAATTGCTCAAATGATGTGCTCTATGAAATTCAATTGCAGTTTGCGATTCAATTATTTTTATTGACGTCTTACGTGCATAAATTTTTTGATTGTTGTTTAACTTTGTTTTAATTAATGCTCGAACTTTATTTTGATTATCAGATTCAAAAACAGTTAATAGCATATATCCAAGTTCTTTACACTTTAAAAATTTATTTCTATGGTATTGTTTTGTTTTGCCCATTGTTTCACTATGCCAATATATTCCGCAATATTCAATTGCTAGCTTATGTTTATGGGAAACCATATCAAGCTCAAAAGGCGCAATAAGTGTACGATCATTTTGAATAAATGAGTCATCAATGCCTTTACAATATTCAAACAATTCTTGTTCACCACGCGATTTATTTGTTGTTACATCAATCCCATATTCAATTAACCAGTTTGATATAACATGTTTGTCTACACCATATTGCAATGAAAGATCATATATTGTTTTTGTTTTATATTCAGTACTTAAAGCCTTATAAGACGGTTTAATAGATTCATGTCTTTGAGCATGTTTAATTGCTGCCGTTTCCCCTAATGATCTGACTGAAATATCATATGATTTAAACCATCGCATTAACTTGTTGTATCCTACATTGTAATAAGTAAGCAAATCACTAATGCTAGATGTTGCATAACGATCAAGGAGTTCTTGTTTTGTAGGTTTACGTTTATCTGATTTTTTTATTATAGCTTCTGATAAATTTATACGCTCTATATTGTATTCATCAATAAGTTGATTAATGATGTTTTCAGTTACGCCCAATGTTTTTGCTGCCAATCTAATATTACCATCGTATACATTTAATATATCTTGTTTATTGGGTAAAGCATTAAATTGTTTTTTCTTACGGCCAAATCCTTCAAACTTTTTTCTGTCTGATTCGTTAACATATACGGCTTCTTTTTTGATTAAGTAACGGGACATGCCAGTTTGTTTAATTGCGTCTTTAATAGAATTAAATTGCTGTCCGCGAAATATGATAGGTGTGATTGAATAATTCATTTGCCTTTAAAACCAATTGTAGAAATATACAATTATATATCATTTAAAGACAAAAGAAAAGGGACCGGAGTCCCTTTTCTCTCTTACCGATTAAGGTTTGATTAACCCTCGCCGAGGATATTTGCAACCTTAAAGATGCGATAATATTGGTTTGAACGAACTGCACCAATATCGCTTTGTGGTGTTGATTGAACGAATGGATTCGCAACCATACCATAGCGAGTCTTGAAGCCAATTTTTGGCTGGAAGTTGTTTTCACCAACAGCACGAACCATTGTGAGTGGAACGTATGGGCAATAGAACAAACCAGCATCATATGGGCTAGAACCGCGGTAACCCATTGTCAAGTAGTTGACAGTTGCATAAGGATCAATATAAACCTTGATACCGCTGTTCAACATACCAGCAAAAGTATTGCCAGTATCGTCAACCGTCAAGTTGTTGTTAGAAGCCATGGCTGGTGTATAATCCAACATGCCTGAAGCACGAAGAGCAGTTGCAACATCTGAAGAACAGATAATGAAGTTACCCTTACCGCGACGTGTTTCACGTGCAATAACGTTTGCTTCACGCTCAAGTTGAACAACCAAACCTTTGTACTTCTCAACTGACCAACGACCATCGGCGTCAACGTCAAGATCGAAAGTACCAGCTGTTGCCAAATCAGTTTGCTGGCAGCCAAGCTTAGCACGCGAGTTAACTGTACGAATAAGCTCACGGTTAATTTCAGCAAGAATTTCTGCAGAAAGAATGTTTGCCAATTCAGCTTCAGCATCTAGACCATGGACAGCTTTCAAATCCTGAGCAAGTTCCATCGTGTATTCAGCTTTCAAAGCGCGTGTCTTAGCACTTACGGTTGCCTTTTCGATTGTGAATGACATTTCTGGGAAAGCATTGTTTGATGCATCACCAAGAGCTTCACCTTGTTGAGTTGTCATACCACCACCGAAACCGAACCCATCATCAACATCATCACCGCCAGTAGGAACAACATCTGTACCTGGAAGCGAAGAAGAATTACCAGAATGAGTACCATTCTTAGGAGTACCTGTAGTACCAGAGAATGAGCTTGAGCTATAGTCGGTTTCTGCTTCGTTGAACAAAGCTTCAGTAGCATTCAAACGGTTTGCATTGTCTACATAGCGTGACTTCATTGCGAAGATCAAACCAGTAGGACCTGACATTGGCTGAACACCAGCAATATCATATGCAATAAGGTTAGGCATTGCGCGGCGAACCAACGAAATTAGGATTGGATCCCAGTTGTTGATAGCACCAGTACCACCAGAAGTGGAGTTAGTAGGAGCAGCTTCATTTAGATACTGAGCCTGACCGCGCTCTTCAGCGAGTGCCTTTTCAGTATTTTCTAGAATTGCTGCTGTAATGGACTTTTTGTATTTGTCCTGAATAGAAGGAGCATGTTCAGTTTCAAGAACTGGGCTCCACTTTTCGACTAGGGTTTCTGCGTTAAACATTTAAGTTTTCTCCTTGGGTTTATTTCTTAAGTGCAGAGAGGTATTGCGCCATCAATGGGGAAACTTCAGTGTGTTTAGTTTCCTCATCAATTTGCTCTTCCTCAGACTGAGCTTGAACAGATTGCTTTTTAAAATATGACTCTTTGATGGTGTCAACTTTCATTGAGAAAGCTTCTTCCGAATCAAAGGCAATATCTTCGGTTAAAGACTTAAGCTTTTCAGCTTGAGCTTCTGACAAATCCTTAGCAGCCTCTTGAATAATTGCATCGCGGGCATACTCTTTAATGGATTCTGACAACTCAATGTTGCGCTGAACAGTAACATTCAATTGCTCTTCAAGTTCATCGACCTTTTCGGCAAGACCGTCAACAAGATCAACTTTCTCTTCAGGTACTTGAATATAGTGTTCAGTGAAAACACCATGTAGAGCAGACATAAACGATTCAGCAATTTCAGCACGGAGACCGTTTTCAATTGCTAGTCGATTTTCATCTACCCATGACTCAACAACATAGCTCAGGTAACCGTCAACCTTTTCGACTAGTTCTTCCTGAATTTGCTCTACTTGTTCAGTGAGTTGTGTTTCATATTGCTCTTCAAGACGATCAACGTGCTCAGACAATTTTGAAGCTAGAGCTGCTTCAAAAATAACCTCAGCCTTTTCTTTGAATCCTTCTGACAATGTTGCCTCAGATTCAACGAGTGCTGCTAGATCTTCATCAAATGCACCTTCAAAGTCTTCTTTAGCTACGCCTTTTGCCATAACCATCTCTTTTGCTTTGAGACCAGAAGGTTTCATTGCTTCAGAGTTTTGCTTATCGCCTTTACGAAGCGGTTGCTTTTTAGCCTTATCACCAGCTGCATCAACAGACTTTACTGAATCCGTTGGAGCTGTTTCTGGGTTGTGACCCATGCCTTCTTCGATTTCCCCGTCAAAATCTTCAACGTCTTCAACGAGATCATCTTGGAGGCCTTCATGTTTTTCAGACATGCGTTTTACTCCTTTAAGTTAAAGTTTTGAGAGGAAATCTTTAAAAGCTTTCATCTGCATTTCATCTAACCGACGAGATGGAGCTTTAAATATTTCAGTCTCATACTGTTCAAAATCTTGAGGTGTAGCAATACCGTTTTTAACGATCCATTCACCGTTTTCTAAAATCCATTCGACGCCTTCCATTATTCCATTAACAAAAGCGTCAGGTGCCGATGGATCTTGTACGATGTCAACCGTAGCCAACATAAAGTCTGGCTTGACGTATGATACACCGCTGCGTTGCTCAAGACTACCCATACCACGACTAGAAACGCCTAGCTGTACACCACCTTCCATCAAACCGCGAGCGATTCGACCCATAGGAGTGTCTAGCAATAGCGCTTTACCCATCACATTATTTCCGTCCCAATTGAGTTCCGTAATGCGATGTGATACTTTATCCAGATTAATCGTTGGACCCTCGGGGTGATTCAATTCACCGACGGCACGATTTCTGGAAACTTGTTCTGATGTATATTTTTTAATTGCACCTTCCAAAACAGCTCTAGGATAAATCCTACCATTGCGGTTACGCTGTTCGGCTTGCATAAAGATACCTTCGATAAGAGCTTTTTTCTTACCAGTATTCTTATCTTCTTGAAGTACGAATTGTACGTCTTCAATATTTTCTGTTATTAGTTTCATATTGGATAGCTCAGTGATACAAATTTGACAGCTGCGTTTGCGGCAAATAATTTCCAAGCTTTTGGCTTTCCTGCTATAATTGTTGATGATCCTAACATTGTCATCGTACCAGTTGTATTGCCTGAATCATCAACAAATGTAACCAAGTACGGACTAGACGATGAAGTATTTGTTATCTTAACAACATTAGCATCAGAAACAGTAATAGCCGTTTCTAATGTTGTTGGCGCATCAACTTCTATACTAATAGGTCTGTATCTTGACATTATTTTTGTTTATCCAATAAGTCTACAAAATCTTTAAGAGCCCTTTCAGCTTCCTTAACAGATTTAAATTTATCAAATTGTTCGCCATCTAAAAATGCAACAAATTTATTTCCTTGCTTTTTAATTTCGGCTTTATACTTTCCAATTTTGTATGGCTTGCCTTCGGTGGCTGCTTCAAACAAAGATTGTCTAAATTCTTTAAACTTCATCATCTTCATACGCATCAACATTTTCGGTATCCTCTACGCCCATCATACCTTGAGCCAAGTGTACCTTTGCGTCATCAAGAGCGCTACTGATTTTATCGTTCATAATAGAATTAAACGACGCACCAGCTTTAACCATATCATTATTTGCTAGCGCTACTATTAATTCGTTTGTATCAGGCATAATAAACTCCTTTGATTATATTTATAAAAATAATATTTTCTAATTCACTTCATCAGGCTTTGGTATATCACCTGCAGCTTTTTCTGCTTTAACCTGTTTGTCAATTTCTTTAATTTCATCTTCATCTTGTTGAAGAACATTTTTACGAACCCATTCAATTGAGTAATATCTTCCAACATAATCATCCATGTCGCGAAGCATTGCAATTCTATCACGCAAAAGCTCAGCGTTTTTCAGTTCAGTAAAATGGTTATCTTCAAGAAAATCAATGTTGATGTCTTGCTTTATTTCATTCCATTCTTCTTCAGTAAAAATACCTTTAAGAATGAGTTGTGTTTTAAGCAGGTCAATAAAAAGAGCAGAGAATTTTTTACGAAGACGCGAAATGAACTTTTGAAACTTTAACTCATCACGAGTAATTTCTGTAGATCTGCCAAGTGAAAATTGAGCTTCTTGCTCTAATCTATTGACAGGTACGTTTAAGGATTTATATAGCTTCTTTTGAAAGTATACAATATCTTCAATTTGACCTAAATTTTCTCCACCAGGTAGAGTAGTAATTTCCGTTCCACGACCACCTTCTCGACGTGGGAGCCAAAAATCTTCAAGCATTGACATATGTTTACGATCATCTTTCATTTCGCCAGTATTTGCGTCATAAACCATTTTGTTACGATACTTTGACATAACGTTACGAAGATATTCTTCTGCCTTACCTTTGGGTAGGTTACCGACATCAATATAAAAAATGCGTCGTTCTGGTGCACGCGCAAGACGATAAATCACCAAAGAGTCTTCCATCATACGAAGCTGATTGACTGGTTTTAGTGCCTTATGCAAATACGACAGCACCTTTTTACGTGCCGGATCCAACACACCAGATGTTACATAACAAATGGAATCTTTTGCAATTTTTAAACCTTGGTTTGATTTTGCTAATGCATCAGATTGATAAATGAAATACTCATTAATATCTTTGATTAGGGAAACACCCGTTTTAGGATCACGTTCTTGCTTTACTTCGCGAACCTTGCGAATTTTTGTTGCATCAATTGACCGCAGTTCAAGCAATCCTCTCTTAGGATTTTTTTCATCAATAATTTTATGAAAGTACAATCTGCCGTCAATATACCAACGACGAAACATATCATGTCCATACCAATTAAAATTTAATAGTTCAATGATATAGTCAAACTCTTCACGAATCATGTCCTTGATTTTGTCTGACTGTTTTAAGTCATCTAACATAATTGAAACCGGATATGAGTCTTCATCCGATATAATTGATTCGTTTACAACATCTTCAATCGCAGAGTCGCACTCTGGTTGTTGTGCAATGTCTCGATACTTTAATATTAGGTCTCTTTCGGTACGTGCAGATGTACCTTCCATGTCAACGTATGAACCGAAATAGCCACCGGCATTGACAATATATCCTTCCCCATCTTCAGTCGTGGGAGGCACAAAGGAAGCTTTTTTATTTTCTTCCTTTTCATTGTTTTTTCGCTTAATTTCAAAACCAAAAATATTAAATCCGGTATCTGCCATTATTTTATAACTCCTAGAGAAACAGGGAGGGACAAGCCCTCCCTTATTCCTTTATTTATCTAATAAAGAACTACGATATTTCTTCATAGATATTGATCTTTTTAAGTTAGCCTCAGGTGTTTGAATTCTTGCGCCACCTAAGTTACCTTTGTTTATTCTTCCTTCTGTCCAGCCTTCACCAGGGCAATTAATACATCTTTTATGTTTAATGCCGTTATTCCACCACTTTGTATTTGAAGTTAACTTACCAGGATTATTCGGTGCTTTACTAATGATCCATTCTTTTCCCGGTTTATCTTTAACAAATTTATAATCAACTCCATTAAACCACCATTTTGATTCTTTATTAGTAGATATCTTACCAGCCTCAATACACATTAATCTATGTTTTTCTTTATCCCAACCATCAAATCCTATAGCTAAACCATTTTCCATTCTTTTTGCTATTGATGCCTTACCTGCTTTAGATGGATCTCTGTTTTTTTCAAAATAATAATACCCATTTTCTTTTTGTTTTTGTGCTGCAATTTTACCTGCAATTGAACACATTTCAATATCAACATGAATAAATTCATGAGAAAAAGTTTTTGGATCTTCATACTCAATTTCGTGATATTCTAATCCACAAGTTTTATCTACAAACTTTGAAGGATCAAAGTCTGAAAATTCTAATTCTTTCATAGTGCCTCCTAGAGCTAAATGAGCTAGTCTCCTCTAGGAAGGAGACAGGGGAGCTACCCTTTTCGCTCAAACTTATTTATTATACTACTTAACTGACGGTACTAGCATCCCAATATTGGACTTGCATTTCAACCGTAAATTCTTCAATAGCATTTTCGCTATCATAAGAAACTTCAATTGCACTCAAGCTAGTTGGAAAACAACCACGCAAAAAGTATGATTTGACAATCAATCCAGACTTATCGAGTTGTTCAATAATGATGTCTGCCTGATAGTCAGTTGGGTTAGTAAGACCAGTGTTGGTACGGTTTTGATTAATACCGTTCATCCAGCGTTCAAATGCATTACGAACAGCAAAATTCGTATCATTAATAATCGTCAATGTCGTTGGTTCAAATGTGCGATCACCCGCAATTTGTACCTGACGACCACGGAATGGGACAGTGATAGGTGCAACTGTTGATGCCGGTAAAGAAGCACCCTTACACATAAATGATGTCAGTTCGACATCACCTGCCGCATACGCAGGAAAATTAACATTTGCTCTGAACAGATTGGAGCGAGCACCACCACCGACTAATTTTGACTTAAAGTCATCTACGCCGAGCACAGCCATTATACACCTCCTACTAATGAATAGTTAAAATTGGGAGACTTTAATCTATAGGTGATAGTTGAATTGGATACTCCCAATTCTTTTGCAGCCTCTCCAATTGAATTATAAATTTTGTTGTTTACTTTTATCATTTTTTCTGTTCCAGAAGATTTTTTTGTACCACAATTCGATCCATGCCATCTAAAATAATTGCCTTCGCTTACACTTTTTCCGCAACATTCGCATTCAATTAAAGGTCTAATACGTTTTTTATCACTAATTAAATCTTTTGTATATTGAGAATGTCTTTTACCAGTAAAAGTGCCTTTACGACCTTTAAACGATTTAGACATATTATTTTTCCATTCTTCGGTAAAATTTCTTGTTTTACCAAATAGTGGGTGATCATTTCCTTTTAATAAAGGTGGTGAAATATTATCGCTTTTATTTAAAAAACGATCGTCATATTTAACTTTCATTTTTTTTAAAACTTTATGTTCCCATAACCTAGCTTTATCAATTGAATCAAAAGTTTTTCTAATTTCAATAATATTTGGATCACCATATTCTTTAATAAATTCTTCAACATATTTTGATGATGTAAAATATGTTACCCACAAATCAGAAGGATCGCAATCGCTAGCATACCTGACACCATAATAATAAGTATTTTTATTAGACCAACCAATCAGGTATGCATACGGTTTCATTTAATCTTCACCCTCCTTATTGTCCGACAATCTCAGAAAACTCTACGCCAGTACGAGTAGCAATAAAATTAAGTTGGATAAAGTTAATTGATCTTGCAGGCTTAACATAAATGTCAGCAACAAAACGGTTTGAGTCAATGACTTCAGGTGTATTGTTAGTGCCATCGCAAATAACTGCAAAATCTGTAATACCACGACGTCCTTGAACATCACGGAGGAATGGCTCGACTAAGTTACGGAATTGTGCTTGAGTGAATTCATCATTGAACTCAAACAGTTGAAATTTAGCCGCCGTAGCAACTGCCTTTTCCAGCGTAATAAACAGTCTGCGAACATTGATGCGATCAAATGCAGATGGCTTTGACAGCGCAGTCTTATCGCCATAAAGAACAATACCTTCACCTGGGAACGCAACAATAGGATTAACACGAGCTTTGTACAATGTGTCGCGATCTGCCTTTTTAGGATTAAAAGCAATCTTAGTTACACCACGAATTTGACCGCGTGTAAATCCGGCAGGGCTAAACCAAGGATCGGAAACTGAATCGGTAAAGGCACAGAGACCAGCAACAGAACCAGAGGCAACAGTCCAACGGAACGTGTCATTATATTTGTCATACACATAGAGCGCTGTTGAATCAAGCACTGCATATGAAGATGAAGTAATACCAGTCGCCCAGTCTTTAACATCAGTTACTGCTGTAATATTACTAACGGTATCAGCAATGGCAGGTGATAGGAAAACCACCACATCTTTACGAGATTCTGCAATTGCAATCATTGCATTGGCATAAGTAATGGCATCAGCCTCACCCACTTCTGTACCAATCAATAGATTTACGTCAACAGTTTCTGCATCTGCAAAAAGGTCATAAGCAGACGAAAGTTCTCCAGAAGTAATATCAGTTGTTCCATCTACACCACCAGACAACGAATAAGAAATAGCGCTATCAGTAGTAGCATATCCCGCAGATCCAGCAGATGCAATTGCTTCGCCGGCATCCGTAAGCGTATCGTCATGTGCACCAAACCAAATATATTTTGATGAACGATTGACAACATCAGCATAATAATTGGATGAGCCGTCAGAGCGACGAGCATCAGAAGCCTGTGAAAGACCTTGAAAAATCTCTAGAACTTGACCTTCAGAACCGGTCCATGAGCCGTCCTCATCAATTACTACAATATGAAGTTCATCGCCATTATCACCAGCAGTATTAGCAGTAAGACCGCGATTTGCGGCAAAGTCTGAAATGCCAGGAGCAAAGTCAAATAACTCTGCATAGTCAGAAAAAGATGAATCTTCAAAAGCTGTAGCATTTGTGCAAACAACAACCTTGAGACCATTACCTAATACACCTGGATACTTAGCAACATATTCTGCTGTAAGAGTTTTATTTTCACGATCTTCTGAATTTTTTACCAAAACGCCAGTACCGTCTGAATCAGCGTTTAACATGCCAGCCTGAGTTGCACGAACAACCTTCAGCGCATTTGTGTATTGTAAAAATTGCGCCGCAGGCATAAAATACTTATAGGTGTCATCTGTTGGTCGGCCAAAAATATTAACCAATTCTTTTTCTGAACCTACAGTAACAATTTCCTCGACTGGACCCCAGGCAAACGCGCCTGCAATACCACCGATTGAACTAGAAACAGCTGGAACAATATTGGTTAAATCAATTTCGCGGACTTCAACACCTGGAGAGACTTGAAAGCTCATGTGTTTTCCCCTTGATTTTTGAAAACTATTGATAAGATTTTCATTATACGATGTTTGTCATGATTATATTTATAAATATAGGGATTTCAATACAGTGTACCAAATTCTTTGTTCACTGTCCACACATCTCCACCTTGTACAATATATTCTTCTTCTGGTCTTGGTGCACCATCATCAATAAATCCAAATGGTGTTAAATCGTCCATCATATCTTCTTCTGACTTTTCCCGCAGTTTAGCAAGAGTATTAATATTAGTTATATCTTTAAAGTATTGCTGATCTGATAACCAACCAAATAATACTAATGACATAACAAGATCGTCATTACATCCAGGCTCTGCTTCGTATGATGTAGCTTTACGAGAAAAAGTTGACAGTTCAGATATTGTATTCATATCATTAATAATCAATTGATCCTGTTCGATCATCAACTTAACCATATTACAACCAATGGCTTTAACACTTTTGGTTGTGCGAATACCTGCATCAGATCCTTTTCCAAAACCAGATGAAATGCGTTTACCCATTTTGCCAGCTGATTCTGTATATAGGACGCTTTCATATTCGTAGTCATGATGAAGCACTTCTGACACCTGTTGTCCAATGTCATTAATTTCAACAAGTACGGCGCATTCGCCATATGACTTACATGTTCGGTAAATAATTTCTGCATACTCGATAGGTGTTATCATATTATCTTTAAACGTGCATACTTGTTTGTATGGCATTTTAGTAATATCAATAATAGAAAAAGCAGAATAATCTAGGCCCTTTCCTCGCGACACATCAACTATACAAACATATTGATGTCCTTCAGTGTACTTTTCGTATAAGTACAAGTTGTTTTTATGCACAAGCGGATCCTTAGGTACTAATTGCTTTAGCTTAGAGCCATCAATTAGCGTACCAGATGAACCTTGAAATTCGCATTCATACTCTTGTGCAAACTTTTGTAAATCACCATCAAGAGTATCAAGTGCCTCCTTTTTCCATGCAACATCTCGACCAGGGACTCGATTCCAAGGTACCTCCACAAAGGCATAACCATTTGTTTTTTCCCTTGCACCGACGCAAACCTTGTAAAAGTGGTTCAATCCGTTAGGAGTCGAAGTATACAGTACTTTGGTTGTATTACCAGATGAAATAGTTGGAAGCACAGATGCAGAAAACTCATCCCATCCTTCAACGAATGCGGTTTCATCAATGTATAACAGATTCATTGATTTACCACGAATGTTAGAAGAAGACGTTGCTGCGGCTAGAACTGTTGAACCATTTTCTAACTGCACAGATCCTTTATTCCATTCAACAACACCTTGTTGCAGCCAATTGGGTAATGCCTCAAATGCAATTTTAATTCTTTCAAGAATCTCGCGAGCAGAGTCACCTTTGTTAGCAAGAAGACCTACTCGCTTGTAATCATTAAAGAGAATGTAATGAAGAATCACCACGACCGCAGTCGTCGTTTTACCTGCCTGACGCGAAGTCACAACAGTTGTACGTCTATTATTATTAAACTTTTCAATAATTTCACGTTGATAATCATATAGGTCAATCGTAATCAATCCATGATCAACGTGAACAATCTTAATGTAATTTTGAGCAAAGTAAGTAGGATCATTTTTACACTTGACCCATTCCTGCACCATTTCTTTTGTCCAATTAATTTGAACATTGGCGCCTTTGAGATTCGAATTGCCTAGGTATGTAGCACTATTAGGATTCGTCATTATCAATTACATCAGTGGCCGAGGATGCACGTGCGGCCTGTCGATTATCAATCATTTTTGCAAGATCCTTTGTCGATCCCACAAAAAGATTATTATTTGTAACACCTAGCTGTGGAGTAACAGCTACGTCTTCCTTATTAATGTCTTTGCGTTTCTTTTGCAATTCCATGAGTTTGTCTGCAATATCCGCATTGGTTTTAATCATGGTTGCTAAGACTTCAAACGCGCGTGGGTGCTCTGACTCTCTTGCCAGGTCAAGCATTAAATCAATTGCTTCATCGCCTTTCTCTACCAGTTTGTAATATTGATCTCGAGAAAAGTCATAGTCATTTTCAATATGTTCTTTACTTTTGTTATCGCTCATGTTATAATAATCCTAAACTAATATCAAGCGTACGGTACTGAGGTTCAGTAGAAGTAAGTGTAAATGATCCATCGGGCCCAACCACGCTTTCATTGTCAACAAAGTTAGCATCAGGATATGATACAATTATATAACCAATGCCTGCTTCAGTTACTTTACCAGATGCACCGGATGTTGAACCCGTCACGGTATCACCAACTTCTATTGTTCCAGTTAGAGTGTCATAAAATAATTTAACAGCATCAGGAACAACAAAATCATTATAGGATCCAACAATTTGATATTCACCATCTTCTCCTGCATTGGTTGGAGTAATTGTAAATTCTTGACTTGAATATGGTAAACCTGTCGATTCCATTGTTGGACTGGCAAACGTAGTACTTGTAGAACGAATAAGATTGCTGTCACGAAGAGGGCCATAAAATTTAACACGAGCCTCAAACTCAAGCGTGTAAATGATTGATCTTCGAGACATAAAATCGCCTTCGTAGTCATCAACCAACGTGACAGCCTGTATAACAAATGGTATATCAGACTTAAAGTTATTATTAACTTCTTTGACTGTTACTGTATATTCAGGTTGAAAATACGGTAAGATTTGCTCAAGAATTTGAAGTGCATCATCTTGATTCTTTGCTAGCACATTGAGCTGAAACCCAATACGATATGTAGTCGGATACAGCACAGATTGTTTTTTTGTAGGATCCTCGGCTGGCACCGTACGAGTAATACCTTTTTGTAGTTTTGTATTTGTATCATATGTGAGCGATACAATTTCAAATGACATGCGAGGTAGTCGAATGGCGAGCTTTGGGTCATTAAGGAATGCTTCGTCCGCAATACGAGCAAGAAACTTTTGCCGCGGTCCATATGATAACGGGACCTTAATCGTAGACAGCGCCTTACCTGAGTTGTCACGTTTGACAACTTTTAGGTTATTGAACAGTGTTCCAAACACAGCAACTGTACGCTTGATGTGTTCGTGATAAAAATGGCCTGTAAACATTATGGTGTACTCGAGTCGCCGAAGGGATTTTGCTCAGAAAAATCTATAATATCATCCCCTCTGTTTTCAAAATATGTATTTTGCGATAACGGTTCTTGTGGTATATACTTATTGTCGTCGTTAATACCATAGACTTTACTAACAGTCCAATCATTTCCAAGATTAGAATTGACTCTAATAATATCTTTAGAAACTTGAAACGTTTTCAGCGATCCGTCAGAGCATGTTATATTTGTAATTGTAAGATCAGCAATTCTTGTTGGATCAGTTGATTCACTCGTCTGAGCAAAATCACTAACATCACCATATATTTCAATTGCTTCTTCATCTGTTGTTGCATCCACAATAACTTGCCTTATCTTATCGCCAATTGCAAATCCTTTAGTACCGCCGCTAATTTCAAGAACAGTTTGAGGACCGTATTGTTCTTCAAAGTAATCAACGCTTTCAATTCCAGTATCAAACTTTTCTGCTGAATATTCAAA